CCCAATTAGAAATAGAGGAGTAAATTAATGTTAGAACCTCACTATCAAATATTTAAAGATAAATTAAAAGAAGTAAAATTTAAAAATATGAAAACTCATTTTCCAACGGTAGATTCATTTGTAATAAAAGTAAATTTAGATTTTGAAAAAAATGGATTATTGTGTCCTATTGTTTTAGATGCGGATGGCGTGCATATTAGAAGTGGTACACATAGATACGAATATTTTAAAGATAAATATGAATCTACTTTGTGTTACGTAGGAGAAACTGGTGATGAAACAAAATTTTTTCAATTACTAAATGTTTTTTGTTGGGAAAATCATCCTGTAAAAAGACCAGAATTTTTAAAAATGATGTATGAAAAGGTGGTAGAAAATGTACGAAAATAGACCCATCACAGAACCAAAATGGAAAAGTTGGATAATACAAACAACAACACCATTGTTTACACCAGATCAATGTAGGCAAATTATTGCATCGGGTAGAGCACAGAAACCACAAACAGCACAGGTTGGTATGAATAAACCTGGTGGTGGAACAGATACAAAGAAAAGAGTTACAACAATATCATGGATACCATTTAAAGAGATGGGTCACATGTATCAAGATCTTAATAACTTTATACAAAAAGCAAATGAAAATCATTTTGGTTTTGGAGATATACAAGTAACAGAACAAGCACAGTTTACAGAGTATCCAGAAGGTGGGTTTTACGATTGGCATATGGATTGTGATGTAAACATGCAACATGAACCACCTGTTAGAAAAATATCAATGACATTATTATTAAACGATCCATCAGAGTTTGAAGGTGGTGATTTAGAACTTATGGCTCCAGGTAAGTTTGCAGAATTAAAACAAGGTCATGCCATTGTATTTGCATCGTTTATAAATCACAGGGTTAATCCTGTAAGACGCGGAGTTAGACAATCACTTGTTGTTTGGTTTGGAGGTAAACCATTTAGATGATTAAAGAACAATTTTTTCCAACAACCATATATGGTAAAGATGTTAAATTAGACAATCAACTTTTTGCTAATGAAATAGTTGAGTGGTCTAAACGAGACCCTGGTGTTCAAAAAACAAATCGTAATGGTTGGCACTCTACAACTGAAATGCATAAGATGCCCGTATATCAACCTTTAGTAAATGAATTGTTTATAATGATGAATGATGTATGGAAAGAGGAGTGGTTAGATAGAGAACCTCTTTTGGGCAATATGTGGGCTAATATAAATCCTCCTGGTGGATATAATGCTCCACACATACACCCTAATAGTTTGTTTAGTGGAGTATATTATATAAAAGCATCTAAAAATTCTGGTAATTTAGTTTGTAATGATCCTAGACCAGGTGTGCAATTAAATATGCCTTCAAGAAAGAAAGGACAACCATCAAAACATTTATGGAGAGAAGTACATTTAGAACCTGTTGAAGGTAGAATAATAATGTTTCCATTTTACCTTTGGCACAGTGTTGAACCTAATCAATCAAATGATATAAGAATATCAGTAAGTTTTAATTTTATACAACATGGCTTTCAATAAATATCAAGTAATTAAAGGTGCAATATCATACGAGTTAGCAAACTTCGTATTTAATTATTTTTTACTTAAACGTGATGCAGCTAAATTCATGTATGAAAATAATATTATAGCTGACACAGGAATGTTTGGAACATGGGGAGACACACAAATACCAAATACTTATTCTCATTATGCAGACCCAGTTATGGAAACATTATTAGTAAAAATGTTACCTGTTATGGCTAAAGAAACAGGATTACAATTGGTGCCTACATATTCATACTCTAGGATATATAAAAAAGGTGATGAATTAAAAAGACACAAAGATAGGCCCTCTTGTGAGATATCTACTACATTAAATCTAGGTGGAGATCCATGGCCTATATTTATAGATGGTACGGGGGCTGACAGCGTCATAGATGAGTATAAAAACATACATAAGCCCGATGCACCCAAAGGCACTAAAGTCTTGCTTGAAGTAGGTGATATGCTAGTATATAGTGGTTGTGAACTCGAACATTGGCGAGAGCCTTTTGACGGAAACATTTGCGGCCAAGTATTCTTGCATTATAATCATGTAAATGGCCCATTTGCTGAAAAAAACAAATTTGATAGGAGACCTATGCTAGGTCTACCCTCGTTTGTAAAATAGTATTATAATGGAGTCATATGCTACAAAAGATAGGTTTTCAGCCTGGAATTAATAAACAAGTCACAGCCACTGGAGCAGAACAACAGTGGATAGATTGTGATAATGTTAGATTTAGATATGGCACACCTGAAAAGATAGGTGGTTGGAAACAACTTGGCGATGATAAACTAACAGGTGCAGGTAGAGGTCTTCATCATTTTGTAAATAGTAAAGCTAGAAAGTATGCAATCGTAGGAACAAATAGAATTTTATACGCATACTCGGGTGGTGTGTTTTATGATATACACCCAATCAAATCTACAAACACGCTTACAAGTGCGTTTACCACGACCAACGGATCATCGACTGTTACAATAACTTTCTCTAGTCCTCACAATATTGGAGAACAAGATATAATATTATTAGATAATTTTTCTACAATAACTAATTCTAATTTTGCAGCAGCAGATTTTAATGATAAAAAATTTATGGTAACTACTGTACCAACAAGCTCAACTATTACAATTACAATGCCATCAAATGAGTCTGGATCTGGTGCAACAACATCAGGCGGTATTAGAGTACAACACTATTATCCTGTTGGACCAGCAGTGCAGGCAAAAGGTTTTGGTTGGTCTCTTGGATCTTGGGGTGGTGAAGTAGCTGGAGAACCTACAACAACACTAACAAACGGTATAAATGACACTGTAACTACAGGAATCGTATTAGGCGATGTATCACAGTTTCCAAGCTCTGGTACTAACTTTATAAAAATAGATAATGAAGAAATATCTTATACAGGTATATCTGGTAATGAACTCACGGGTGTAACTAGAGAAGTTAGAGGTACAACAAAAGCTGCACATAGTGGAGGTGCAACAGTTACAAGCACAACAAACTTTGTAGCATGGGGTGAAGCAGCATCTGGAGATTTAGTGTTAGAACCTGGTATGTGGTCACTAGATAATTTTGGTGACAAAGCTATTTGTTTAATTCATGACAGTGCAGTGTTTGAATGGAACTCTGCTGCATCAAATGCAGAAAATACAAGAGCAAGTATTATATCTGGTGCACCAACTGCATCACGTCATATGTTGGTTTCAACTCCTGATAGACACTTAGTGTTTTTTGGAACAGAAACAACGATTGGAGATACATCAACACAAGACGATATGTTTATTAGATTCTCGGATCAAGAAGATATAAATACATATACACCCACAGCAACCAATACGGCTGGTACACAAAGATTGGCTGACGGATCACAGATCAGAGGGGCGATCAGAGGTAGAGATGCAATTTATGTCTGGACTGATACAGCTTTGTTCACATCTTTGGCATNGTGTTGAACCTAATCAATCAAATGATATAAGAATATCAGTAAGTTTTAATTTTATACAACATGGCTTTCAATAAATATCAAGTAATTAAAGGTGCANTATCATACGAGTTAGCAAACTTNGTATTTAATTATTTTTTACTTAAACGTGATGCAGCTAAATTNATGTATGAAAATAATATTATAGCTGACACAGGAATGTTTGGAACATGGGGAGACACACAAATACCAAATACTTATTCTCATTATGCAGACCCAGTTATGGAAACATTATTAGTAAAAATGTTACCTGTTATGGCTAAAGAAACAGGATTACAATTGGTGCCTACATATTCATACTCTAGGATATATAAAAAAGGTGATGAATTAAAAAGACACAAAGATAGGCCCTCTTGTGAGATATCTACTACATTAAATCTAGGTGGAGATCCATGGCCTATATTTATAGATGGTACGGGGGCTGACAGCGTCATAGATGAGTATAAAAACATACATAAGCCCGATGCACCCAAAGGCACTAAAGTCTTGCTTGAAGTAGGTGATATGCTAGTATATAGTGGTTGTGAACTCGAACATTGGCGAGAGCCTTTTGACGGAAACATTTGCGGCCAAGTATTCTTGCATTATAATCATGTAAATGGCCCATTTGCTGAAAAAAACAAATTTGATAGGAGACCTATGCTAGGTCTACCCTCGTTTGTAAAATAGTATTATAATGGAGTCATATGCTACAAAAGATAGGTTTTCAGCCTGGAATTAATAAACAAGTCACAGCCACTGGAGCAGAACAACAGTGGATAGATTGTGATAATGTTAGATTTAGATATGGCACACCTGAAAAGATAGGTGGTTGGAAACAACTTGGCGATGATAAACTAACAGGTGCAGGTAGAGGTCTTCATCATTTTGTAAATAGTAAAGCTAGAAAGTATGCAATCGTAGGAACAAATAGAATTTTATACGCATACTCGGGTGGTGTGTTTTATGATATACACCCAATCAAATCTACAAACACGCTTACAAGTGCGTTTACCACGACCAACGGATCATCGACTGTTACAATAACTTTCTCTAGTCCTCACAATATTGGAGAACAAGATATAATATTATTAGATAATTTTTCTACAATAACTAATTCTAATTTTGCAGCAGCAGATTTTAATGATAAAAAATTTATGGTAACTACTGTACCAACAAGCTCAACTATTACAATTACAATGCCATCAAATGAGTCTGGATCTGGTGCAACAACATCAGGCGGTATTAGAGTACAACACTATTATCCTGTTGGACCAGCAGTGCAGGCAAAAGGTTTTGGTTGGTCTCTTGGATCTTGGGGTGGTGAAGTAGCTGGAGAACCTACAACAACACTAACAAACGGTATAAATGACACTGTAACTACAGGAATCGTATTAGGCGATGTATCACAGTTTCCAAGCTCTGGTACTAACTTTATAAAAATAGATAATGAAGAAATATCTTATACAGGTATATCTGGTAATGAACTCACGGGTGTAACTAGAGAAGTTAGAGGTACAACAAAAGCTGCACATAGTGGAGGTGCAACAGTTACAAGCACAACAAACTTTGTAGCATGGGGTGAAGCAGCATCTGGAGATTTAGTGTTAGAACCTGGTATGTGGTCACTAGATAATTTTGGTGACAAAGCTATTTGTTTAATTCATGACAGTGCAGTGTTTGAATGGAACTCTGCTGCATCAAATGCAGAAAATACAAGAGCAAGTATTATATCTGGTGCACCAACTGCATCACGTCATATGTTGGTTTCAACTCCTGATAGACACTTAGTGTTTTTTGGAACAGAAACAACGATTGGAGATACATCAACACAAGACGATATGTTTATTAGATTCTCGGATCAAGAAGATATAAATACATATACACCCACAGCAACCAATACGGCTGGTACACAAAGATTGGCTGACGGATCACAGATCAGAGGGGCGATCAGAGGTAGAGATGCAATTTATGTCTGGACTGATACAGCTTTGTTCACACAACGTTTTGTAGGTCAACCATTTACATTTGCGTTTGCACAAGTTGGAACTAACTGTGGATTAGTTGGACAAAACGCATGTGTTGAAGTTGATGGTTCTGCATATTGGATGTCAGAAAATGGTTTCTTTAGATATGCAGGTAAACTAGAATCACTACCTTGCTTAGTAGAAGATTTTGTATTTGATAATATAAATTTAGAATCTGGTAATCAAATGGTATCTGCTGGGTTAAATAATCTTTTTGGTGAAGTTATATGGTTTTATCCAACTACAGGATCCTCTGTTGTAAATAAACAAGTTACTTATAATTATTTTGACTCCTCACCACAAAGACCTGTATGGACTGTAGGCACACTAGCTAGAACTATGTGGGAAGACTCTGCGGTATTTGGTAAACCACACGCTTTAGAATATGATGCGGGCACAGACACGTCTTTTGATGTTGTAGGCAACACAGAGGGTTCTACAATATACTATGAACACGAAACAGGAACAGATCAAGTTAAGGGAGGAACAACTACAGCAATTGTCGGAAGTATTGAATCTGGAGACTTTGACATTACGCAAAGAATTGTAGGTAATCAAATGACTGGAATAGCTGATACAAGGGGTGATGGTGAGTTTATAATGAAGATTAGAAGATTTATACCAGACTTCATATCTCAAACAGGAGCGACTAGAATTACTTTAAATTTAAGAAACTTTCCAAATGACTCACAAAGTGGTTCATCATTAGGCCCATTTGATGTAACATCTAGCACAAAAAAAGTAGATACAAGAGCTCGTGCACGTGCTATAGCTCTTAAAATATCTAATACATCTTCTAATCAAAGTTGGAAGTTAGGGACATTTAGATTAGATATACAACCAGACGGAAGACGATAATGACTAAAAAACCAGTAATACAAGGTGGAGTAGAAAATTATTTAGGTAAACAACCACAAGTTGTTGCACCTAGAAAATGGCAATCTAGTCCTGATGCACCGCCAACAGAACTTGCGTATATTACAAAAGCAGAAAAAGATTTAATACTTAAAAAAGACATACATGGATCATTAGATAAAGGTCCTAATATGGGTCCATCAGGAATTATGTCACTAGATAGTTTTGGTGATATTGGTGGAGCTGGAGCAGCTGGGGGAGATACAGAAGCAACTGGTGGGGCTATGGAAGGAAGAGGATTTTCTGGTAGAGGACCAACAGAAACTAAATCACAATTTGATTCAAGAGTAAGAAACTTAAAAGAAATATTTCAACAAGCTGAAAAAAAACAAGCTAGAAATTTAGGTATTAGAGAACGAAAAAATGTAATTGACATGAATAGACCAGGAAGATTTGGTATAGGAAGTTTATTAGGAACTGTTTTAGGATTTATAAATCCAGCATTAGGTTTATTAACTAGAGGAATAACTTCAATACCTGGAGTAGTAGATAAATTTAAAACATCAAATACTTTAGCAGATTTTTTTAGTAAAGTACGAGGACCTAAAAATGTTAC